GGTGGAGAAGAGCATTGTGATAAGTTCTAGGGGTAAGCCAAACATTAGTCACGTGCCTTTGGGCGAGGTGTTCTAGTTGGTGCTTGGGCAGAAGTCAGTACGCCTTGAACATCTTTTAGTATAGAGGTAGTTTCAGCTATTGTATGACTTGCCTTGTTTCCGCCCTTCTTAGCCTTAAGGTCTGCATAAAAACTCTCACCCGCTAAAATGTCTCTTTTAGGCCAGTTTCCATAAGTACCTTTCTTTATGTCTTTCGGTACAGGTATTGATGCAAACTCCATAGCTAAATCTAACATAGCTTGGTCGGATGATACCGCAGTGTCACCTGACAGGTACTTGCTTAACCTAGATCTTCCAGGTTTCTTGGATACCAAAAAGACACCCATTTGATCCTGTATCTCTGGAGTAAGAACATCATCACCTTTTAGGCCTAGTTGCTTAACAGCTACCTCAAAGGTTTCAGGCACTAGTTGATACTTACCTACAGTAAAAAGACGATCCTTATCATTAGGGTCTTTTATAGCTTGATAAGATCTAATCTCATCTAGTGTCATTTCTGAAAGCTTTTTACCGTCCCTAACAGTGTTATGGCTATAATGGACTATATTGCCTTTACTATCTGTTCCTGTATTACTAGAGTCATAGTCTCCTTCACCCGCTCCTATAAAGTCTAAAAGCTTTGCTAAGGGGGGGCTTCCTTTAGGGCGTGTCATAAGCCCAGCGCCTTTTGTCTCTGCAGTTACAGGTGCAGACTCCTCTACATCTTTAGCTGTGTCGGTAATAAGCTCATCAGGGCGAGCAACAGGACGAGTAATAGTACCTTCTGGTGGTTTAGTACGATATGCTTCACCGCCACCCTCCACTAATGATTGTGTAATACCTCTGTCTTCACGCATTGCACGGCATCTGTCAGCAGAAGCCTCAGCCATACGCTCAAACTCTTCCATCGTAATCTGCTTAGCTTGAGATGCGTTAGGCTTTTTGCTAGACAAAGCTTGCTGAGCCTCTTCATCAGAGTCAAAGTAGGATGACATAATGTTGTACATCTTAGTGTAGTAGTCATCTTCCTTTTTAGCAGGTTTCGTAGGAGTAGGACGTGAAGCAATACCCTGTGGCACAGACTGCTCTGCTACCTGCATTCGTTGCTTCTTTGCGTCTGGAACCCAATCAATCTTGTATTTAAAGTCTGCCATTTTACCTAACCTTAAGTTTAAAAGATTGCACTAATAAGAGAACCAGCGGCTGACGCAAATGCAGAACTCTTACTGGCTGCAGCTGTAGTGGCTGAAGCTTCATTCTGCATGGTTTGAAGAGCGATACTCGTAGCCCTGTCAGCGTTGTTGTTATCTTGTTGGAATGTGTAGCTCATAATGTCACGCTGCTGTTGCCAGATAGCGTCCATGTTACGCTCAGTAAGACCATTCATAGTACGAGCAAACTCTGCATTACTCTCATTCTGAGCAGCAGTATTAACTGTAGCAAGGTTCTGACGCCACTGAGCATTAGCCTGAGCAACTACAAGACCATTCTGTGCATTGAACAAGTCACGCTGTTGTTGGATCTCAGAGTTAAACTCACGTAGAGCATTAACACTATTCACGTTAAACTGATCCATAGCGTTGCGCTGGGCAGCATTAAACTGTGAAGTCTGGTTGCTTAGGTTAGAGAAGAACTGATTAGTTTGGTTCTCACTGGATGCGTTAAACTGTTGAGCAGCATTCTCTGCAGCTTGATCTGTAAACAGAGCTTGAATATTCTGCTGTGCTTTAAACATAGCAGTCTGTTGCTCGTTAGATACGTTAGTCATATCCATCTGCATGAAGTTCTGAGCGTTCTGTACAGCAGTTTGTTGACGGTTATTGAGGTTCTGAGTGTCAAGCTGTGATAGTGCAGCAGCCTCAGACATAACCATAGCCTGACGGTTGTTTAGGTTACTCAACTCCATTGTGTTAGCTGCACGAGAGTTCTCAAGAGCTACCTGCTGTTCAGCAGTGAAGTTCATATTAGCAATGTCGCCAATACGTGCTGAGTTAGCTACACGTGATTGGAAGGCTTGGTCAAACTCTTGACCGAGGAACTGCGCTCGTTGTTGTGCAGCAAGCATAGCACGTTGCTGACGGTTAGACAGGTTCTGTGCTTCAAAGCTTGCCTGTGTCTGTGCATCCATCTGAGCGATAGGGAGTGCAGCTTCCATTGTAGCTTGAATAACAGCCTGACCAGCCATGCTAGACGCACCCAAGCCACGAGCAGAGAGTGTAGCCATAGCAGTACGCATAGAGCCTGCAGCCCATGCAGGTGTTTCACCACCCTCAAACTGTTGCATCAAGCCTTCTAGTTGACCCTGTACCGTAGCCTGCTTAGATGGTGTAGCAGTAGCAGCTTGGATCTGCTCATTGAATGTAGCAGCTTTCTCAGCATCAGCTACACCAGAGACAAGCTCACCAGCTTGGATCTCACGTGCTGCAGGAGAGTTTACCATAGTGGCTGTACCCTGAGCAGCTTCCATGCCACTTACAGATGTAGTGAGTTGTTGTGCAGCCTGTGCCTGTGCTTCTGTTGAAACTTGACCCTGTACAGCTTGTGTAGCGGCTGTCATCTGTTGTACTGCATCAGCAGCTGTAGCAGGTTGCATAGTAGCAGCAGGTGTGGCTACAGGGAGCATAGCTTGTTCTACTGTGCCTACTTTAGCTGCCTCAGCGTAAGGTGCTTGTGGTACAGTCTGACCAGCAGTAGGTGCTACAAAGTCAGCAGCCTGTGGTGCTATCTGTGCTACAGTAGCTTGGCGTGGTTGCATAGTCTGTTGAACTACACCCTTCTGCAGTCCAGCCAGCTCTTTGTTTGTGTAGCCACCCTCTTGGAAGCCTTTACGCATCAAGCCACCCTTGTTAGCTGCAGTAACCATAGCATTGTTGTAGCTCTTCATCTTAGCTGCAGCCATTGGGCTAGACTGTTGGAACTTAGCAAGAGCCTCACGTGTTTTAGGGCCATCATAGCCGAGGAACTTAGAAGCCATGCGATACATACCTTCAAGAGCTAAGTCATCTAAGCTTGCACCCTTGACTGTACCACCCTCATTAAAGAGACTACTAATAGAAGCACCTATAGCGCTTGTCAGGGCTTCGTTATCTTCTTGGGATACCTCTGCTTGAGGTGCTTGAGCTGGTGCTGTACCCATAGGTGCAGCAGAATCTGCTCTTACATAACCCGGTGGGACATATGTAACAGGCTGTCCGTTAATCTCTGTTACGTATACTGTCTGCCCTGTCGGATTGGCATACAAAACGTTCTGAATACCCTGCTGTCCCTGTGAAGGCGAAGTAAGGTTACGCATAGTCGTGCCAGTGTAGTTGTCACGGTATGTAACAGTCTCAGGTACAGCAGACAGGTTAGCTGTTTGTAGGGGTGAGCTGACAGTGCCTAGCTCAGGACGTTCAACTACATCCGTACTGGTAGTAGAGCCGCCTGTATAGGTAGGCTTCTGTGTCTGTACAATTACAGCATCATCTACGAACTCAGGGATAGGATCTGGTGTAACATTGCTAGGTGTTACAACAGGGCTAGAGCTAGGACTAGAAGAATAGCTAGGACCACCGCCATCACTTGAAGGAGCAGGAGTAGAGGGTGTAGGTGTTACTTCCTCTTCTGGAACAACAACCTCTGGAACAACAACCTCTTCTGGAACAGTCATAGCCGTGGTAGAAGAGCTTTTGGAACCGCCTGAATCTTTAGGTACGTTTATTACACGTACCTCACCCGTGTTAGCATCGTAACCACGAGTGTAGTTATAACCGGGGTTCTTTACATTAAGTTCAGCAGCTATTTCAAGTGCTTTATCTTTATTCTCCTTGGTGGGAGGACCAATATCTACTTTAGTAGGCCTGTCATCGCTACCACCACCACCGCCGCCACCGCCATTGGTATCAAATGCAGCAACAGACCAGAGGTCTAGGTGTCTCTGTACACTAAAAGGGTTGATTAAGTTTTTCATGATGCCTTCCTATGCCAAAGCTCGTTACGTGTATTACCTTCAGGATAAACTCGTAGACCTTCTGCTGTTTCCCTATCAGGGTAGTTATCAAACATATACGTTTGTATTTGCCTTATGAAACGTACAACTTCTCTTCGTCCTGCTCTACACTGAAACTTAGGGAAGAATAACACATCACCTGTGTTACGTGCATAAGCCTCATCCCCATCCCACATATCAGAGTCTAACTCTTCTTGTGTAAAGAACCCATAAGTACAGAAACCTAAGAGTTTATCTTCATCCCAGTGCGTGAGCAACTTGTTGTGTTTAACTGCGTAGTATATTGAGTTAGTGTGATTTGATGTAAGTGTGTTATTGTAGTAGGGGTCAAGGTGTACTAACTCCATCACCTTGCCAAATGTTGTGTAATCCATATAGCCTATTTACCCATGTTCATCCATACAGCACCTGCAATAAATACAAGTACTGCAGTAGTACAGATACGTATCACAGTTGTCCAGATAGACTTACGAGTATCACGCCATGCTTCAAGTAAGCCACGCATCTCTGTAATGTCTTTGTGTGCATCATTATCAAGTAAGCCGATAGAGCGCAGGGCTTCCTTAGCCCCACGCCTTGCTGCACGATCCAGCATTGCTTCTAACTCATCATGTGATATCTTTACTTCACTCATAGTTTAACTCATTTTAGCTGGAATGTCAAGGGTTATTATGGCTTTGTAGGCCAGTCTGACTCAGATAAGTTAGGCCAGTTAGCATGTGAAGTGATGTCACGTAGAGCCTGACGGTACATAGGCATGTCAACACTCATAGTTACATCTGACAGAGCCATCCAGTCTGTCTCAGCCAAGAGAGTA